TTACACACTTCGTTACACACTTTAGAAGTGTGTAATTAAAGTGTGTAAAAAGGCAATTCGATCAATCGATCAGATATTTTCTGAGCGATTTTTAAAACGTATAATTCCCTTTATTATAAAAACTACACCACAATGAACCTATAAAATAATATTATTTAAAATGTATGCAGTGAAAAAATCGATCAATCGATCAGAAAAATCTGATCGATTTTAAATAACCTCTAAGAATCCAATTTTTAAAACCCCTTGACTTTTTCATTTTGGACATTTATGGCATGTCCATTTTTAAAAACAGCGAAGAAATGTTTTTTGGGCGCACTGAAAAATCCGGAAATGAAAACACAACTATTTTCCGCTGTGAAACGACAGCATAATAAAAACCGGTATTATAAATAAATTTTGCAAAAAATGAAAAATCCGGAAAAAGAGGGTTTCAAAATTACACACTTCGTTACACACTTTAGAAGTGTGTAATGATCTGTGTAAAAACAGGAAAAGTGTGTAAAAAACTACACAGATCAATCAAAAATTACACACTTCGTTACACACTTTGTAAATTCGTTCGAAATGTGTAATTTATTTAGGAATATATATAAATGTCTAGAAGTCGAACATTTCGTTTTAAAATAGAAAACGGAGAAGAAAACGATTGGAATTCAATTATTGATTTTCAAAATAATAATATTTGCGAATATATAACAGCATCAAAAACTACTAATGAAAATAATACAATTTTTATAAATGGATTTATACGTTTTTACTATGCAAAAACATTAAAAGCTATTAATAAACATTTCAATAAAAATGTAATTGTAGATATAGAAACGAATAAGGATATTTATTACAAGGATTTATTTTCAAAATGTTCTGAATGGTTTGAACACGGTTCCCCCGCTAAAAACAACAAAAATATTAATAAAAAACATAGTAAAATTACAAAAATGCTTGATGAAAAAAACAAAATAATTAATGAATTCATTGAAGATAAAAATAAAACAAACAAGATCATATCTGAACAATCCGCCCAAATCCAAGAACTACTTAAACTCAAAGACAATGAGTCCGAACAACTCAAACAAATCACCGAAATATGCCTTGCAATCGCCAAAAATAACCCATCTATTAATAATACAAATAGCAACAACAAAATCAAAAATAACTTCAATATTAATATATTCCTCAATGAACACTGTAATAATGCCGTCAATCTTATTGACTTTGTAAAGGGTATCCAAATTGAACTCCAAGATCTCCTTCTCTATAATAAACTTGGTCACGCAGGCGCTGTATCCAAAATTATCGATAATGCATATAAGAAACTCGACCTCACAATGCGACCAATTCACTGCACCGATGTAAAACGTGAAACCCTCTATGTCCGTAACAAAAATGAATGGCTCAATGACGAAACCAAGGAAATATCCGGAAAAGCTATGGAAATTGTGTCCAATACTAGCCTGAATCAGATGAAACAATGGAAAGACGCGAATCCAGAATATGAATCCGCACAAGACAAAAAAGTGGAATATTTAAGATTAATGCGAAATGTTATCGGCAGCACGAGTGATGCAGAAGAAAATGCCGAGAAAAAGAAATTCATACGAAATGTATCGCAAAATACGATGCTGGATAAAGACAAGGCACTCGATATTATGAATAATTAAGCCCTACATATTGTAGATATTTATATCGAATATCTACAAACCTTAGAATTGGTCTTATTTGTGTGATCTGCGTTGGGTTTTATTACGCTTTCCACCTTTACTACGACTGCGCTCCCTACCTCGAACACTACTTTGTTCGCTACTGCGTCCACTACTGCGTTCTCGAAGATCTCTATCATTTATTTGGAAAAGTGTTTTTAATTCTTCAATATCAATTTGACGATACGGGTTTTTACTTTCATTTGAAGAACCTTTGCGTCGTGTTCGTCGAGCATTGAAATTAAGAACACGTTTACCAAGTATTAACATATCCTCTTTTTTTAAATTGATCGCTTCGCTTTTTTGTTCATCTTTATTAGTCATAGCTAAAAAGTCACGCACATATTTGGTTTTTGATGCGTATTTAACTCCATTCACAACCCCAATAATTTGGTCATTCTTAACACCTTTTAGATTTACAGACATAGGCAAATGCTTCAAATTTGAAAAACAATCTCCCGCATATAAATTTAAATTAGGGACAAAACCAAACGAACTATATAAATTAAGTCCGGCAGGATTCGTATAACTATTAGCTAATTCTAAATACACAGTCTTTTTACTATTGTGATTATTTTTAATACAATACATAGCGGCTCCAAATAATAGTGATCCTTTTATTGGTTGTATCGGTAATTCAGGATCTTTTTTGACGCAAATTAGATTAACACATATAATATCAGAGTCATCGTGACATTCGCCCTTTTGCGAGAAGAAAAACCCCAAAATCTTCTTCATTTTATGTTCTAAAACACGATTTTGTTTTTCTTCAATAGACAGTGGACCAAGTGTGCTTTCAAAATCGTCTTCTGGATTATGAACGGCAAACATTGCGTCGTATGCTGGATCCTCCATTAATATATCTCCAAATGTTGTTGCAATATAATCGGATTCAATAGAACCGGAAACGCAGACATCAGAAATATGGTTTGTTCCAAAATCAATGGCTAATTCCTGAAGATGGTTCAATATTTGTTGTTTATATGTGGCGTTAAAAAATTTGCTTCCTTCTGTAACACCTCGGGTCGCGTGTACAGGCTTCCATTCACTCGGCATCCACCAAGTAAAAAATTGGTCTCGGGTCATAATTTTCACGTCAGGCGGAGCCGCCAATTTGGATACAAATTCAGATACAAGTTCTGGCGTAAATACTTGAGACATTATATATTTATAGCATATTTTTTTTTATTCCGGTATTGCTTCTAAGAGCCCAAAATGCTTGCGCAGAGACTCAGAATAGGCATTTGGATCAGCTTCAACAAGCGGACGTAATTGCTCATAATACTCTTGTTCAATTTGCTTTAATATATTGATTTGTGCATCACCTGACTTTAACTTTATGATTTCTTTCCAATCGTATTTATCGTCCCTATATCCAATAATATGTTTGCCGATAGCAGCATTAATTATAGCTACATCAATTGATGGGGAAGACATCCTGGTTGATCGAGTCAAATTCCAAGTAACCATATTACCAATATTATTTAAATTAATACTCATAGGCAAGCTTTCGTGATCACTAATACATTGGTCTTTAAACATATCAAGATCTGCTCTAAATCCAAGGCGGATATAAGCGATGAATGCACTAATATTAGATATACCCCCACCAAGTTCCAAAACACATTCCTTATTTATAGATGCGTCTTTCAAGCGTAAAACGCTGCATAAATAGAGAGCGGCCAATTTTCTACCGAAACTGGGATTGGGTAATTTTTTATATGTAAAATCTTTTTGAATGGCTTTATGATTCGCACATACCAAATTTAAAGCAAATACATTGGGTTTGCATTTAAATTCACCATATTGAGAAATAATAAACCCATAAATTTTACGTCTTTTCTCGATTAAACTATTGCCGACAGGTCGTGTATCAACAACAACGGCAATATCATATGCATCTGTATATCCAGCAAATACATTCAGTATTGAAAAATCGGTATAACCCTCTTCAATACTTTTACAAATAAAAGGGCCGAGAGCACGCCCAAGTTTGAGTTCACGTTCTCGCATAATGTTTTTCTCAGTGGATGAACGTCGAGTGCGTTCTTGGAGCGTTGATTTCCTAACACTACGAGTGGTATTTTTTTTGAATTCCCACCACGAAATAAATTCGGATTTACATAATATTCGAGTGTGTTTTGGAAATCCACATCTCCTGCGAAAATTGTCCAAATATTCTTGTTCAAACAACAAGGGTACGTCTATATCTTCTTCTACAATACTATTATTTGATTGTGTGTCCATCTATATAATATATATGGAAAAACATATTATATATAATTAATACTTAATCAAGTATCGAATAACAACAAAAGGTTGCATATTATTGTGGGCGGCTCCGCCGCCGGTAGATTGAATAGAAATACCAGTGGTTGAAGTACCCGTGGTTTTGCTTAAATCGGCATCATCTGCTGCAGTTTCAGTACCAAATGCATTATCAGTATCTTGATTATTTGTATTATTAATATAAGTATGATTGTGTCCAGGATCTGTAACACCGTGATTATGACTGGGCATTTGATTGATAGTCAAAGTATGTGTTTCAGCACCACTAATATCGGCAAGAGCACGATTTGTAAGACCAGAACCTTGGCCAAAACCAACTCCTACACGACCGCGCATATCAGGAATATTGAAACTGTTATCGGCACCGCCAAAACTATAATTGATCGCAGAAAACAAATCGGAATACAAAGAAATCGATAATAAACGACCATCACAATCCAACCAACCACCGGGTTCAGAAACGCAAGCAGACATAATAATAGTACCGGCGGGAATAAGAACAAATGTATCTAAATAGTAATTACCTGTCGCAAAATAATTAACAGAATGTAAATTTTGTCCAACATACAGGTTTCCACCAATTGTTTGATTTCGTTCAACGTGTAAATCACCCTCATAAATGTGGGGATTTGTAAATGTAGTTAGACGATTATCTAAATAGGTATTCCTATTAACTGTGCGGTTTTGAGCTCTTCGGAAAGACATTATATTATAGGTGTATAATATAATAAAACACAATCTTAAAGAAGTCACTTTTCAAATAGAAAAGTTTAAAACTTAATCAAATAACGTAAAACAATAAATGGCTGCATATTATTATGGGCGGCTCCGCCGCCCGCTGAACCAGTGGTAAATGTATGAGCGTGAGTGCCGGCAGCATTAACAGTAATACCTGTAGTATTAGAATTTATATTTGACCAAGTTCTTGTTCCAGCCGAATCGGCAGTAAATCCTGGCGGATTTTCTCCACTATTATTAAAGTCATCATTGATAGTTGTCTGTGTATGGGTATGACCTGGATCAGTTATACTATGAATATGGTTTCCAGATGTATCGGTAGTTCCCGAATGGTTGTGACTAGGCATTTCAGTAGTAGTCAATGTATGTGTCTCGGCACCGCCTTTATCGGAAAAAACTCGGTTGGATATACCGGCATCACCATTATCACCGGCACCAATAACAACGCGGCCTCGTAAATCGGGCACTCTAAAATAATTGACTTGATCATATGAGACATCATACCTGTAAGTTTGTCCAATAGTATCAAATAAATCCAAATAAATGGCTTTCGCATACACATTTCCGTCGCAATTGAGCCAGCCATTGGGGGCATTTATAGCAGCAGACACGATAATGGTTCCGGGAGGGACCAAAATATAGTTATCCAAATAGAAATTACCGGATGCGTAAAAACTATCAGCACGCAAGTTTTTTCCAACTGTTATATTACCGCTAACTGTTAGATTACCTCCAACAGTTTCGTCGTTTTCAACATAGAGGTCACCCGTGTAAATAGGTGGATTTGTGAAAGTTGTAAGACGATTATCCAAATATGTGTTTCGATTGACGGAACGACTTTGAGCTCTTCTGAAAGACATTATAATATAATAAATATAGGTTTTATTTTCGGATAAATCACACTCTAAATACCATTCGGATGCAATGTTATTTGTAAAGCTGGCGAAGACTTAGATGATAGAACATAATTCATTATAGTCATTGCACCAGCAGCCGACTTGGGTTTTATATAATCATTACACGCAAGAATATTTTGAATG